TCTGCCATCACAAAGTTGCCCACCTCGTCGAGGGCATCGGGTTCAGGGATCATGGGGACTCTCTTTCTCAGTGGGTGCCGGTGGCGGGCACGGGGGATGGCGTACCAACCTGGCGCAGGCGGGTGCGGATTTCAGGGGCCGTGAGGGTGTTGGCCGATCGCACGGCGATGTAGCGGTAATGGCCGTCGGCCACCTTCAGACTGAACAGGTGGACCAGCCCCAACTCGCAGGCGATCCAAGCGCGTCTGGCCAGGGCGTGGAGGCGGTTTCGGTCCTTAGACGCCAAGCCACTGCCCGAGTCAGAGCGGTCCAGCAGCAGGAAGCCTTCGTGGTACTGGATGGACTGGCCGACCAAAGCGTTTGCCATCCAGTCGCACAGGCCAGCTTCGGTGAGTTTTTCGGGCGGGACATACACCGGAGGGGCGGCCACGCAAGCGTTAACGCCCAGACCGAGATGGCTGCGCGTGGTTTCAACAATGGTTTTTGCGTTCAACATCAAATCTCCAGGCGTGAGTTGGCCTACCACCACCGCCCAGAGGGGCGTGGCGTTTGCGGTTCTTGAAGGTTCTTACCGAGCGAGGGGGCTGGTTTTCTCAGCCACCCCGCGGTCGGTCAGGCGGCCGGCCGTATTCCGAACATGCGCAGGTGCATGCGCAGGTCGTCAACACGGCGGTAGAAAGTGGCGCTGGACATCCCAGAGGCCTTGGCGGCTGCCGGCACGTCCTGGTGTGTGGCGAGCAGATCGAACAGGCCACGCTGCTCATCGCTCATGTAGGCCAGCGCGGTCACCACATCGTGGTGAGCGTTGGAGTTGGAAAACAAGTCGCAGTCGTCGCCCCAGCAAGAGGACATGCCTTCTGCACTGGGAGAGTCATGAACCTCCATGCTGTCGTCGTTAGCGGCCGGTTGAGACATCGTCAAACCGTGGATGGCACGGTCCATGGCCACGACCGCAGTGGTGTCGATGTGTTCGGACTCGGCAAAAACCATTTTTTGCCTGTCCGCCTTGCGGGCGTTGAGGAAGTCGGCCGTACGGTGTGTCGAAACCAGACCAGTGAACGTGCCCGGTGCGCCGCGGGCTGGGTCGAACTGGCCCTTGCGCTCGTAGATGTCGAGCAGGATCTCCTGATACAAGTCCTCTCGCTCAGTCGGGCTGAGCCCGGCGGTAACAGCCGCCCTGTAGGTGCGGGTCTTGGCCGCCCCCACTGCTGCGCAATAAAACGGGTCATTTGCTGAAACCGTTTGTGTTGGCTGTAGAGTTCCGCACCCCTGCTGGGCGCTACTTTTCGGGTTTACCGGCCCGGTCCGGTGCTTTCCAGATTGATCCACGATTTCGACTCCGTTTGCGATTACATGGAGTGATCATCGGGGCGGTAATGAACAATTGAAACAAGGGTCCGCCGGACACCGCGCAGGCTCAAATGGACGCCGCACAGTACCCACCGGAGGTCGTACGGTCTACCTAAAATCCGGACGGCGTACGTTCTCCTGCGGAGACCGTAAGTTGATTTCAGCGGAAGCGAATACCGTTGTTCCGGGCATATTCGCGGATCCAGTCCGCAACTGTTCTATGACCACGCTTGATACCGCGGCCCTCAAGTTGGTCAACATAATGGTCGGCCGCCTTTTCAGCACTATCGAATCGGCGCGAGTTCTGGGCAAAGTCATCGAGTACCGACTGCTTAATATTTCGGTTCTTTTCGTGACGAATGTTGTTATTGGCTTCTGACCTCTCGCGTCTTTGCGCATGGTCTTCAGCCTGCAGATCCCGTTTAATTTCTTCACGCATTCTGTCGTAGTCTTCAGCCGTGATTCTCACGGCGGCACCAGCCTGAAGCTTTTCGATTTTCGCCTGATATTTCTGTTCAACCCTGTCAACTGCACGAAGTCGTTCGGCAAAGCAAACCGCCTCGATCGCCTCAAAAAGTTTTTTCCCTAGCTGAGCGACCTCACTTGGTTCGTATGTTCCCTTTTCTCTTTTGACCCAACCAATTGGGTTTAACTGAAGCTTGAACTCCAAGGTTCTGGCGTAGTCGGCCAAGAAACAAATCGCAAAGACCGCGTAATACTCGTAGTCCTTGACGTCTTTGACGTCGTCCAAAGTCGCTGGATCAAAACCCCACTCGAGTGCTTCAGTCAGGGCATCCAGATCCGGCGTGTTATCTGCTGTGTGTATGTCGTACTCATCGTAAGCCTCAGACTTGAAGTCGATGAAATTGCCATCTTCGTCAGTTTCAAGCAGCCGGTATTTTTGATCGCTTCGAATTTCATCGAGCTTTCGCTCTTTTTCATGCTCAAAGTACTGTTCAATTAACTGAGCGGCGTCGGTGGCTATGGATTGGATTTCAGCCCCAGTCCTATTAGCCACTCTGAGAATCGAGCGAGCCCTACCTAAAGCATTCTGCGCTTCATGAAAGGGAGCCCACGGCAGTTGGCCCTTCAATGGGTCAAGGTGCTCAAACTGGCTGTACATGCGCATGATTTGCCCGTCCTTTTACCAATTCATTCGAATTATTTAGATTTTGTCTCGTCGTCAGTGGGTCAATGTTAAGTCAACGCCGGAGGACTGAGAAAGCATCCTGGCTTTGCCGGTATGAACCTTCATGCCTGCCCAAACCCATCGCCCCACACAGAGGAAGCCCATCGAGCCGTCACCCGCAGCCATCGTGGGCGTCATCCTGGCCATGGCCGTCATTCGCATGCACGACCGCCAGGATGGACTTGATAACCTGACCGAACAGAGCGTTAGTACGGGGTGTCCTGACTACCAAGGAGAACCCCAGTGACTGAACCCATCGTGGCCCGCGTGGCCGCCCTAAAAACCGCCAGTACCGCCGAACTCAAGCAGATGTGGCGGGACCTCTTCCACCAGGACGCGCCTCCGTTCAACCGCCGCTTCCTTGAAACCCGCCTGGCGTACCGCATCCAGGAGTTGGCCTACGGAGGCCTCAAGCGGGAAACCGCTAAGCGCCTTGAGCTACTGGGTGAACAGTTGGACGGGGGTAAGAAGGAGGTCCGGCGCCGTCGGCTGGACAACCGCCCGATCGCCGGGACTCGACTGATCCGCGAATGGCAAGGCACACCTTGCGAGGTCGTGGTGGGTGTCGACCACTTCGACTACCAGGGCCGGCGGTACAAATCTCTGTCGAGCATCGCGCGCGCCATTACTGGCACCAACCGCAACGGGTGGGCCTTCTTCGGGCTAAGCTCGGCAAGGAGCACCGCATGACGGCAGAGCGACGCCTGATCTGCGCCATCTACACGCGCAAGTCCACAGAAGAGGGACTCGACCAGAACTTCAACTCGCTGGACGCGCAGCGGGATGCCTGTGAGAACTACATCGCCAGCCAAAAATCAGAGGGCTGGCTCATGGCGCGGAAGCGCTACGACGACGGGGGCTACTCCGGCGGCAACATGGAGCGCCCGGGCCTCAAAAAACTGCTGGACGACGTCCGCAGCGGCATGGTCGACATCATCGTCGTCTACAAAATCGACCGGCTGTCGCGATCACTCGCCGACTTTGCCAAGCTGGTCGAGATCTTTGATGAGCACAAGGTCACCTTCGTATCGGTGACGCAAGCCTTCAACACCACCACTTCCATGGGCCGGCTGACGTTGAACATCCTGCTGTCCTTTGCCCAGTTCGAGCGCGAGTTGGCTGGCGAGCGGGTGCGCGACAAGATTGCTGCCTCACGCCAGCGCGGTATCTGGATGGGTGGAATGCCACCCCTGGGCTATGACGTTTCAGACCGCAAGCTGATTCCCAACCCGCAAGAAGCGAAGATCGTCCGGGAAATGTTCACGAGGTTTGCCGCGATGTCATCGATGGCCACGCTCGTGAGAGATATGCGCGCCAAGGGCGTCACATCCAAGTCGTGGACTACCGCCAAGGGGATCGAACGCCAAGGCAAGCTGATCACCAAGGGCTACGTCTACAAGGTGTTCAAGAACCCTGTCTACATCGGTATGGCCGCCTACAAGGGGCAGCAGTACCCGGGCGAACACAGCGCCATCATCGATCAAGAGGTCTGGGATACGGTGCAAGAACTGCTCAAAGCGGGCGACAAGCATGTCAAGGGCGGGGCCGGGATGCGCGAGACCAAGGCGCCGTCCATGTTGCGCGGGTTGATCTTTTCCCCGGAAGGCCGCGCCTTCACGCCGGGCTGGACCAGCAAGGGGCCCAAGCAGTACCGCTACTACATAAACACCGACGCCATCAAGCTTGGTAAAGAAGCCTGCGAAGTCCGACGTGTGCCGGCTGGCGAAATCGAAGGGGTTGTGGTCGAGCAGTTGCGCGGCGTTTTGAGAGCGCCAGAAATCCTGGCCGAAGCGGTCCGGGAAGTCACCTTGTCTCGGCCAGACATCAGTGAGGCCGATGCCATCCAGACACTCCAGTCCATTGACCAGGTTTGGGATAACTTGTTTCCGGCTGAGCAGGCATGCATCGCTAAAGCGCTGATCGAGCGGATCACGGTTCGCACGGACGGTATCGACATCAAGTGGAAGTCCACCGGCATGACCAAACTGCTTCGCGACACGGTCATGCAACAGGCCTACAAGGAGGCTGCATGACTCAAGCTGCGCAAATGCCGGAGACGACCCACATCCCAATGACCTTTCGACCGCGGGGCGGCAAAACGGTCATCGTCTTGCCCGATGGATCGCGTGGTTTGGTGCGCCGCGAGGCAACGATCGACAACACCATGATCAAGGTGATTGCACGCGGGTTCAGGTGGCAGCGCCTGCTTTATGACGGGACCTACGCCACCATCGAAGACCTGGCTGCCGCGGAGAAGATCAACCCATCCTACGTCAGCCGTATCCTGCGGCTGGCCTACTTGTCGCCCAAAGTGGTTCAGGCAATCCTTGACGGATCACACCCAGCTTGGTTGACCATGAGGGATCTGCTGGAGCCGTTCCCCATGGACTGGCAACTACAGGAAAAAAAGTTTCTTGCTCGGTTCGAAGAAAGCAATCTAACCTCCGAATACTAAGACGTCAATCAAACGACTCCGGCGGGTTCATTCAATGAGGAAACGTCAAG